ATGCTTCTTACAATAATCTCAAAGCATCCCTTAAAAAGAAAGGTCTCTTAACCACTTCAGGCTTTAGAAATGGTATTTACCTAGCAGATATTAAGTTTATCTTTAGTGAAACTTAGTCTAATTATTAAGGAAGTAGCTGATAATCTTGGACTTCCGTATAAAGATGTTAATACTGCAATTAAGTTTGCATTTTTAACTGCTGCTAAAGGTATGAAAGATACTGTTCCTAAGATTACTCTTAGATACCTTGGTACCTTTATTAAAAAACTCTCTAAAAGAGAAAGATATAAGAATTATATAGAAAGAAAGAATGAAGATAATAGAGATAAATAATGCTACTGTAACTTTACATGAAGCTTGCCTCTTAGTTCCGGAGTTTAAGATAGTATATCAGAAGTATAAACAAGATAATGGTATTCAAGCTTTTAAGTATATTTACTTATTTGCTGATTATAACTCTCCTTATAGAGCTTATGATGAGGAACAAAAGATTGCAGCCTTAGAAAAGGATCTAGAGATAGCCTTAACACCGGAACTTAAGAGTGCAATTGAAAAATATAGAGAACTTAATTACACCTTTAACATGAGGTATCTACAAGATGCCCTTCATGCTGCCAATCAAACTAGGGCATACTTTAGAAATGTAGATTATGCCCTCTTAGACTCTAGAGGTAACCCTGTTTACAAGGTTAAGGAGGTTACAGATGCACTTAAAAATACTCTACAAGTAATTACAACTCTAGAAGGCCTTAAAGAAAAGGTAGAATCTGAGAATGTAGCACAGAATAAAGTAAGAGCAGGAGCAAAAATTAACAAATGGGAGCAATAAGAAATAAGAATGGTATATGGATTAATACTGAGCCTTTTAGAGAGGCTGGTAATAAGTTTATTACTACTGGTAGATATACTGATGCTCTTCCTGGGACTTTGGAATTTGATAGGTTTTGGGATCAAGAGTTTACTAGATGCATGGAAGGCTATGAAGTCTCAGGAGCTAAGATAACTGGTAAACATTATTTTTATTTAAACTATTGTCTCATTAATAAAGTAAATCTTACTGATGATAACAGAGGTAAGAGAAAGGTATCTAAAGGATTTCTCCTTCCTGACTTTTGGGATGGTGACTTTGAGTACTTTTGGTTTCTAGAGATAGCAGAGAATGGTATAGATCCCTCTCTTATTTCAACTCTTCACCTAAACAATAAAGTACTTTGGACAGAAGGTGGTAAGAGTATGATTGTGGGTAAAGCAAGAAGAAGGGGTTTCTCTTATAAAAATGCTGCTACTATTGCTTGGGAGTATACCTTCATTAAAAAATCCCTAACACTTGTAGCTGCTTATGATAAGAAGTATCTATTCTCAGAGATTGGTATCTTTACTAAGGTAATGGATATGCTTAACCACTTGAATACCAATTGCCCAGCTTTTAAAAGAAGCAGGCTTGTTAATAAGATTGCTGATGGTAGAATTAAGAGTGGTTATATTGAGTATACTGATGATGGTACTGAATTATCCAAAGGACATCAAAGTGCTATTACTTGTGTATCCTTTATGAATAACCCTGATGCTGCAAGGGGTGCTGATGCATCAAAAATTATTGTAGAAGAAGCAGGTACATTCATTAATTGGAATGAGAGTTACTATGCTATGGAACCTTCTATTAAAGCTGGTGATTACTATACAGGTATGATGGTAGTATTTGGTACTGGTGGTGATATGGAAGCAGGTACTATTGACTTTGCTGAAATGTACTATAACCCAGACAATTACAACATGATGCCCTTTGAGAATGTATGGGATGAGGATGGATTACCTGAGAAACCTGCAGGATTCTTTTTTCCTATGTATCAAAACTATGAGGGAGCTTATGATAAGGAAGGTAATTCTGATATAACTAAGGCTAAGGAGCTTCTAACAAAGCTCAGAGAAAACAAAAAAGCTAAAGCAAAATCTCCTGATGAGTATTTAAGACATACAACTGAGTATGCTTGGTCTCCCTCAGAAGCCTTTCAGATTATCTCTAATAATGTATTTCCTACAGAAGACCTAAGAAGACAACTAGGTTTATGTCAAACTAAAGATGAATATAAAGGTATCTGTGGTAGAATGGCTTATGATGAGAGGGGTAATCCAGAGTTTGTACCAGATCTGTCTCTCAAGCCTTTAGAGTATAGAGATAAAAGTCTAAATAAGAGTGGTTGTATACAGATTTGGGAGAAACCAACCCCAGGTACATCGTACAACTTATATACTGGAGGACTAGATCCATATGCTACAGATGAAGCTAACTATAGTGAGTCTCTTGGTTCATTGTTTATCTTTAAAAGATATGCTATTGGGGAAGAAACCCATGATCTTCCAGTTGCAGAATATACAGGCAGGCCACAGAACTTCAAAGAGTTCTATGACCAATGTATCCTCCTGATTGAGTATTATAATGCAAGTTGTCTATATGAAAATAACATCAACAATTTCAAAACTCACTGTGAGAACAAACATAAATTACATTTATTATCTAGAACGCCAAGTATTGTCAAGGCTGCATCTAACCAACACTCAAACACCTATGGTATCAGAGTTGTCGGCAATTCATATTCCTCTGTTAAGAATGAACTCATTACCTATGTAAACAACTGGTTAAGAGAGGAGTATGAAGATGGTAAGAGTAATGTATATAAGATAAAGAGTGTAGGCTTACTACAAGAACTTATTACTTATAATAGTAGAGGTAACTTTGATAGATTTATATCCTTCTCTTTAGCACTTATTAGAAGTATAGAGTTAACTAGAATACAACCTGCTTTTAAAGACTCGTATAAGAGGAATGGTAGAGATTTCTTTTCTTCCAAATTATTTAGTAACTAATGATTCCACCACTTCCAGAACAACGAGTTCCACAGAGAACTAAGGAGACCTTAGATTGGCAAAAGAAATGCATCATTGCCTTGGTAGGTAGAGCCTACTCTAACCTCTCAGGATCTAGAACTTCTAGAGAAGCTAAACAAATTAATTATGATCTCTTCAATTCAATTGTCAACATTGAAGACTTTAGCTATGTCACTAAGCCTTATGGTGTTGATATACATGATAGCATTGGTAATCTTCCTGCTAATTTTCAGGACTATAATATTGTGCGCTCCTCAGTTCTTCAACTGGTTGGAGAAGAACTTAAGAGACCATTTACCTATAAAGTTGTCTCCACAGCTGGAGATGGTTTTAACCAATACCTCCAAGAAAAGAAAGAAGCCTTAGAGTATGCCTACATGGCAATACTTAAGAATGCTCTTGGAGAAAAAACTGAAGCAGAAACACCACAAGAAGTAGAAAACTACTTTACTAATTCCTACACTAACAATGTAGAAATTACTGCTAACAAACTTTTAAATCATCTTGAGAAATCTTTAAAGCTTAAGAATCACTTTATTAGAGGTTTTCAAAATGCACTTACTTGTGCAGAGGAAGTATATTATGCCGGTATCTTTAACAATGAACCTGTGCTAATTCCTTGGAACCCAATACATTTTGAGTGTGATAAGAACCAAGATTCACTCTTTATTGAAGATTGTGATTGGGCAGTAGGTAGAATGTGGTTAGATAGAGGACAAATATTAGATTGGTTTGGAGATCGTCTAACAGATAAAGATAAAGAAAACTTAAGAAGTGCAGAAATATTTAACGCAACAGCATCATATGGACAGTCCCCAGAAGTCATTACAACAACATACCCACATTACAACTACACAGGTACCAAAATTCTCATGCAACTTACCACATGGAAAAGTGAGAAAAAAATTGGGACTGCAACTTACCTTGATCAAAATGGACAAGTACAAAAGAAAGTTGTTGATGAAAGTTTCAAGATTCCTGAAGAACTTAAAGGGGAAATTACAGTTGAGTGGAACTGGATACCAAGGACATGGATTGGGGTGCAAATTGGACCAACAATCTTCTTTGCTTACGAAAGTCCCTATCAATTCAACACAGTGGATAACCCATACAAGTGTAAACTTCCATTCATTGGTAGAATATTCAACAACATCAACAGTAAGCCGACCTCACTTGTTGATCTCATTAAGCCCTATCAATACCTCTACAACATCATCTGGTACAGACTAGAGTTAGAGTTTGCTAAAGCAAAGGGTAAGAAGTTTGTAATGGATATTGCTCAAATACCAAAATCTAAAGGATGGACAGTAGAGCAATGGATGTATTACTTTGATACTCTGGGTATTGCATTTGTAAACTCAGCAGAAGAAGGTAGAGAAGGAGATCCATCTTCTGTATCTAAGTTTAACCAGTTTACTGGGATAGATATGACTCTATCCAATTCTATTAATGGTTACTTCTCAATGCTTTCTAAAATTGAGGAAGCAGTAGAAAATATTACTGGTATCTCTAGACAAAGAAAAGGACAAATCAATAGCTCTGAAACTGTAGGGGGTGTAGAAAGGTCTGTAGTGCAAAGTAATGCATTAACTGAGATATACTTTCATGAACATGCTATGGTTAAAGAAAAGGTCTTAGAACACTTACTTGAGATAGCTAAGATTGCTTACTCAACTAATGAACAGGGTAAACTTGTTTTTGATGAGTTTAGTAGAAATGTTTTAAATACCAAATCTCTCTTAAATACAGACTTTGGACTTTATGTATCTGATAGCATTAAAGATAATGCAGTCTTTGAACAACTTAAAGGGCTTGCTAAAGAAGGTATATCTTCTGGAACTCTGCAGTTCTCTAACTTTGTTACTCTCTTAAAATCTAACTCTATTGCTGAAGTAGAATCTTCTATTAAGCAATCTGAGGAAAGAAAGATGAAAATGCAAGAACAACAATCTCAAATCCAACAACAACAAATTCAAAGTAATGAAACACTTGCTAGAGAAAAAATGGATAGAGAAGAAACTCAAAAACAACTTGATAGGGAAGCAAGACTTAGAGAAGCTGAGATTAGAGCTCTTGGAAGTATTGGTATGAGTAATCCTGATGTTAATCAAAATGCTATTCCTGATGTAATGGAAGCTACTAAACTTTCATTGCAACAATCTAAGATGCAATTTGAGCAAGTTGAGAAACAGCAAAAAATGGATATTGAGAAATCTAAAATGCAGATGCAACAAGAAATGCAAGCTAGAGAGAATGCTCAACAAGATAGAGTTCATGCTGATAATATGAGACTTGAGCAACAAAAACTTGCACTTAAGAAAGAAGAAATTGCAGTTAAGAAGAAAGCTCTTAAGTATAAGCCTAAAAGCAAATAACGTATAAAAAATTAAATAAAAATATTATGGCAAAATCATTTAATACCCCTAAAGAACAAGCTCCAGTTGTAGTACAAGTAGAAGAAACTGTTCCTGCTCCTGTAGTAGAAGAAGTTGTAGCTCCAGTTAAACCTTCTGTTAATAAAGAAGAAATTGTAGCTAAACTTGGAGAACTTGCTAGTATCTTTAGGACTATGTATGGAGAACAATTAAATCCTGTATTTGCAGAAATTTATAAATCTCTTTCTAATGCACAATATAAGATTATGCAAAACCTTTAATCTTGATGAAAAAAATAAAAAAATATTATCCTGGAGTTAATGGTCTTACTTATGATAATAGTAAAAGTGTTGGAGTATTAGCTTCAAAACAAGAAGATCCAAATGCATTCTCAACTGGAAAAATGCTTTTTCCACAACAAAAAACTTTAGGAAATATTGTTGATAATAAAGTAATGTCTCAAGATTATTTTGATAAAGCTAAACCTTCTTTTGCAGATAAAACAAATAGTTTTATGGGAAACTATGGAGGAGCTATTGCTCAAGCTGCAGGAAATTTAATGCCTTTACTTATGAAAAAACCAGACCCTAATGCCAAACCTTATAAAAACGGAACTAATATGATCAAATCTAAAAAAAGTAAATTAATTAAATATCAAGGTGGAACAACTGCTACTGATATTATTGGACCAGCTGGAAGAGCACCTGGTTTTGAAGGAGAAATGTCTGAACAAGATAAAAAAAGTTTTGGTGACTATTTAGATAGAAAAGAAGCTATTGATAGAGTAAATGCTATGGGAACTCCTGTTAGCCCTATTGCTCCTAGAATGGCATCTTTAAATATTCCTCAACAAGCACCTATGTCTGTAAGACCTAATCCTGTTTTTGCTCCAGAAAAACTTTCTAGAAGAGAAAAAAAACAGGAAATGCAAAGGCAATTTAAAATGCTTAATAAAGAAGATGTTGAGTATATGACACCAAGAACACCTATGCTTGGCAATTATAATATTCCTGATAGAAAACCTCTTATTAAAATGGTTGATCAACAACCAGTTACTGCTAAAGCACCTAAGATGTTTGATTACAAATCTGCTGAAGCTAAAGGAGGTTATGCTAGAGCTCTTAAAGGTGGAAAGAGAGATGCAAAAGGTAATCTAATTGATATGGAAACAGGTCTTATTTATAAAGATGCAAGAGCTAAAAAAGCTAGTGTTTCTCCTCAACCTCAACCATCTAAACAAAAAAATGTTCTTTCTTCACAAACTATCCAAGATAGAATGATTGCTGCTCCATCTGATAATACTGGAGTAAATGTTAATGTTCCTTCTTTTAGAAAAACAAAACAAAATAATACTTCAAATTATCAAGATGCTTCTCAGCTTTTTAAAGGAACTGGACGTTTTCAAGATGGTACTAAAAGTGTTGCTAAAAAAGTAACTAAACAAGATTATCTTGATGCTGCTGCTAAAATGACTCCTGAACAAAAAAGGCAATTCCATGAATTAGATGCTAAAGGAGTTAAGTTTAAGTTTGGTAATCTTGAATACTCAGGTTTGCAAAAAGGTAAAAGTGGTGGTAAAGGAGCTACTGCTCCTGTTAATACAGGTAATGCAGGTAATACAGGTAATGCTGCTGCACAAACTCCTCCTCAAAATGCTAGAAAAAATACACCTGCTCCTCAAGTTGAAGGTGGTGGACAATATTCTAATGTTGACTGGTCTGGTAAATCAGGTTTTGAATGGAGAAATCCATTGGAATCTATAGCAAGACCTTTAGTAAGAATTGGTGTAGGAGCTTCAAGTAAAGGTTTGCAAGGTGTTGGTGCCGGATTAGTAGGTGAGTTGGCAAATGTAGTTGCAGACTATACACCTAAAGGAACAGTAAATAGTGTTGCAAATAATATTCAAACAATGGCTGATGCTTATAATCTTTATAGAGGTGCTACTAATAGCTCAATAGATTTTAATAAATTAAAACCTAAAGAAGCTTTGCAATACCTTAAAAACCTTTGGAAAAATAAAATGCAAATGACTGGAAACCCATTACCACAAATGACAAAAGCTGGAAAAGTTTCTGCTAAAAATGGACAATTAAATTTACCTATTTAAAAAATTCTAATAAAAAATATTAGAGAGTATAATAAACAACGTATAACAATTTAAATTAGAACAACATGTTTGGAGATTTCGTAGATGAAAATGAATTAGAAAACAAAAAACCTACATC